GATAATATATCTTTTTTCATTAGTGACAATAATCAAAAGGAAAGAATACCAATAATAAATGGAAATGGCTATTCGAAAAAAACAGAGAATATGAATATTGACCAATATACATATGCAATAAATATTATGGTGTATGACAGAATTATAAATATTAAATCTAAATCAGACACCAAAATAAAAAACATAAATAATCTCAAACAATATGGAATATACTTCATAAATAAGACATATAGTCATGTTGTCAAAAATGACAGACTATATGAACCATTGATATTATTGAACACGACAATATATGATAGAAAGAATCCATTAATGTATTTATTATTGTTTAGTCTGATTTATGCAAAACTAAATATGATCAAGTCATATGATTGTGTTTGTAATAATTGTATATCATGTAAGACAGAATACAAATCAATAACTGATATGAGTTGTATTGGATGTACAGAGTGTTTGAACTGCAATCAATGTAATGGTATTGATATTAGTTATGGTTCACACAAAAATAAAAAAACATTGCACAAAACTTCCAAAGACAGGAAAGATAGAAGACTACATATCATAACTGAAATAAATGAAGAGAAAATAATGGATGAAGATGAGACACAACTACCACAAACAGAACCAAAATTACTCAAACATACTAGATGTCAATCTATGCCAATCAGATCACTCAATCCTCTAATGAGAGAACAATCTGATGATGTAGATCATGAACAGGACAAAGAGGACAATAGCAATTCCAATTTTGGAGAACTTAATGAACCTTCTTCGTGAATTGGCTTGAAGAATTTCATTTCTGACATGAGAATCAAATGCCAGATATTCTTCTATGGTGAATGGAGTGTCACAAACATGGCAAATGATGCCAGTGTGAGTTGAACGACAGATGAATGGTTCGCCATTATGAGATCCACGAATGGATTTTTCCAGATGAGAACACAAAATAGGATTTTGATTTTGACTCATTGCGATTATAGATTACAAAGTTAATTGGCACTTTGTTGTGTAATTGATAGGAAAATAGTATATATAACAATCAATATATATACTATTTCAATTTTTTGAAAAGTCATATATACATTTCTAATATAAGAGCCATTTACCTGTATGAGTCACAAATGAAAATAATATTATAACTACCACTGAAAAAAAACTATAACTATATAATAATATACAATAACATGACCACAGCAATATATGATTGTTATCAAGTCAATCTCCACGTCAAATTATCAGAGGAAGATTCGTGTTTGTATAACCGTATTGGCCCCTCTTATTTCAATGTCAAGGTTCTAGATGAAGTCAAAAGAGCCTCGTGCCCTTGTCCCGATGCCACTACCACTGTAGCCCCTACTACTACTCCTGCTCCTTCTACCACTGTTGATCCTAATGCCACTACCACTGTAGCACCTAAGGTTTGTGAAATTTCTGATGTTGTTATTTTGGGTGTTGAAGTTGACAAATGCAATAAGTCTGATGCAGTTATTTCTTTGTTTGTCAGATTGCATTGCAAAGAATATGTCAATGTCCCTACTAATTTGGGTTCTGCTGAATACCCCTTGTTTGATTCAGTCACATTGATGATCACAACTGGTGGAACTGGTTATGAAAAAGAATTATTGACTTTCTGTGTTAATCCTCTTCCTGCTGAAGTTGTTGCCAATGGTGTATTTGAAAAATGTTGCACTTATGAAATAACTCGTGTCCCTGACAGAACATTTAAGGATGATGGATTGGTCAAACCCACTGAAGTAGCTGATCCCTTATGCCGTGCCGAAGCCAAGAATCCTATTGGTGGTAATGTTTTGAGAGTCATGTTCCCATTAACTAAAGAAGTCAAATGTTTGATGCCTGATCTCGGTTTTGGCAATGCTTTGTTTAATTCTACATTCAACAATTTATTCAAGACCAAAGTCAGAATTGTTCCTGTTGGTTTGACTAAGTTTGTTGTTCCTGCCAGTTTGATTGTTGATAAAGATGCTTGTCTTGCTTCAGTAGAACTCGATTTGTCTCAATTACTCACAACTAACACTGGATTCCAAGGTTATGAACATAGATTAGGTTTGTGTCTTGATTCATCTGATTCTACTAATCCCTTAGTAGTAATTATTAAAGAATACCAAACTGCCACTACTAATGCTGGTAGAGCCGTAGCCTCTGCCAAATTTATGGCTTTGTTGGCTTCTGCTAAAAAATTGAATGTCATGGGATTGGTCAAATGTTCTGAAACTGTTTTATATTCATTCCGTGTTTGCTATGAACCTTATAAACAATTCTCTGTTTTGTGTGATTGCAAACCTGCATTGACAATTCCTGAAGCTGATTCTGAAGTTGATGATTTCAATAACCCAGTCACATTCCCTAATACTTATGTTGTCAAGGCCGATTGTGAATACAGCTATGAATATGTAGCTTTGGTCCCTGTCGAAGAAACAACCTCAACAACTGTCCCACCTACAACTGTTATCTAACAATCTTAAGTAATCTTTAATAGAATATTATTATTTTTCATTAAAATGGCTTAAAGATTTGATAATATTGATTAATTAGTAATGAATAGTTAAAGTTCTATTTTGATTTACTCCCTTTAATTAGGTTAAAAACTTAATCGTTTTCGATAAACAAGGAAATGATTAAAATGCATTATTGATTTAATTATTAATAATGCCCGATTGAGATGCGAATCGGTTAGAATGAGGGGTTATAAAGGGATTCCGGAAGGAATGATATAACTCACTTATGGAAAAGTTAATCGTAAAGTGCAAAAAATTGAAATAGCTTTCCGTTTAATAATTTTGTATAACTTTTCTGGCATCTGTTATCTAAATTAACATATTTATTTTTATTCATAATAAATAAAAATAATACTTATTCTTAATTTTTGTCAGAAACTAATTGAAGATTTAGAGTATTCAAATTAATTTCGGTTTGTGTGATACCTGGATCCATTTTTATTTCACATTTATGTTCAACAGAAATATTTCCATCATCATCATTAATAAATCTGACTACACAACCACATGGTAATATTTTGACATATTCATTGTTATTGTTCTCTTTTTTAGATTGGACTTGTTTATATTTATATAAACCTAATGCCATTGCACCAATTGAACTCAATATGAGTGAACCAACTATTTTATCATTTAGATATTGGAAAATACTTGACATGACTATTAAAATTAGTTATGATATTTCGATTTATATTGGTTGGCATATTCAACATGATATATCTGGTTTATCCAATACTAAAAGTTCATAACACCATCCACAACATTTAATCTTACTATTGTCTGATATTTTGACCAATTCAATACCTCCATAATCATAATGAAATGGACATAATACATGTTTACATACATCACAATGCTCATTATTCATAATTAACCATTTATTAAAATCAATGTCTATATCTGTTTTATTTCTCTCAATAATATATTTTCTCTCAACATATTGTTTGATTATTCCATTTGTCACATATATATATGGTTCTTGAGGTAATATTTTTTTTGGATATTTTTTATACAATTCTAATTCAAACAGTTCTAAATATGATCTATACTTATTATCTATCATTAGTAATGTTCCTAACATATGTGCATAGGGAGTATCAAAAAATTCTTTTTTAGATTGTTCAGATTGATTATATATTTTGATACATTTGTCAATGAATTTAAATAGACATTTATTATGTCCAAAATCATTCATTTTACATCTATTGCACCATGTTTTGTATCCATAACCATAATATTTTTCATTTAAGTAAATACTATTAATAGAACTTTGATCACTATTTGACATCATAATATTTTTCAATAATGACATGTCAATATCTTTGCCATTTATGTCTTTCTCTTTTTTGTCTATGTTTTGTTCACTGATAGTAAATCTGTCCACTTTTAACACAATATTTTTAGGTTTCCTCCAACTCATCACTATTCCTAATTTATCTTTCTCCGTTTTAATATCACAATCCATATTGTCCATTCAGAACTAAATGTTATAGTTTTATTAATAAATAATATTATTTTGCATTTATTAATATCAATTTTTTATTAATATTTTCATTCGAAAATGTAATCAATCATTTCTTTATCAAATTCGTCTAAATTGTCTAATTGTGTTGAATCATCTTGAGTATTATGAGTATTAGTTGGTTCAAGAATAGTATCTTTCTTTTCTAATTCAGACCAATAATCAATCACTTCGTCTAATTCTTCTTTCAGACTCATTATTTCTTTTTTGAGTTTGTCTGATTCCTTTGTCTTAGTTTGTTTTGGTTGTTGTTGATTTCGATTTTTGCAATATTGGCATTGTTGGCAATCACATTCACATTTATTACATAGATCATTCTTATTTTGTTTTTTCAATATAGTAGAACTATCATCATCTTTAGGTATTCTAATTCTGGACATTTTAGGAATAACAACATCATTGTGTGAAGTCTTTCTAATCTTTTGAGACATCTAGTATATGATTATAACCAAAAATAATATATTTATTTTTAATTGAATCTATTTCTGTCAATCTCACGATTTTGAATTGAAGAATACATTATTGTCTGTTGTAATCTGTAATCAATATTATTGATCTTCATATTAAGATAAACAACACTTATCACTAATATCAATAACAATATCTCTATGTAATTCTGCTTAATAAACAACATTAATTCATCAAATGTCATATGGATAAATTATTATATTAGTTATTCACAATTAAATTTATATTAACTTAATTGGATTCTTGTAAATTCTCATTGGATTTTTGTAATATGTCAATCTATAATTAATATCATCTATTACTATTGGCAATTGTGTTATGTCTCTAATTACATAATTTGGTCTAATCTTTCCATCATCAAAAAAATCATATCCTTTTATTAAATATCTATTTTCGAAATGTTCCCCGTTTTTTTTCTCCAATTTATCTAACAATAATGGATTCTCAATAAGTGATCCAATCTTATTGCTATATCTGACAATGCCGATTGTCCAAACATTCGAACAAAAACCTTCATATACATCTTTCATTGTATTACATAGTTTGATTACTTGATTAATGTCAGTTATGTTATTTGATTTATTTGCCATAATTTTCCTAATACTTTCGCCAATTGTCATTACTTGATTAGATGAAACCACATTATCAATATCAATTATTTCTCTTATTTTTGGATTGTTTATAAATCGACTAACCATTTTGGAATTGTAATCTGTTGTAACTCCAATCTTCATATTGTGTTTATGTCTAATATAATTGATTGTTTCTGTCACACCATTAATTAAATTTGTATAAGTTTTGTCCATCAATAAATCATATTGTATTTTTTCATAGTCATTATGCATCATTACAGATAATTTATTTAAATCGATAATCCTATCATTCTTATAACAAAACATATAGTCTCTGATCAATGACTTAACATTATCATAACTATTATTCAAATAGTGCCAATTGAAATGTTGTCTAATAACTTTCCTATCTAATGTTACTCCATACATTTTTAATGTTTTGTGGTAAGCATCAATCATAGCCATTGAATATGGATCTGTTAATATTCCATTAAATCCACCAATTATTAACCTAATTTGATTGTTAATTGATCTAGTGTATCTATTTCTAATTGTTGATCTAAAAGATGAATTATGGATTGACTTAATGTTAAATAACATACCTCTTAAAAGAGGATGATTAGCCCTAAAATCAGCCACTATTTTATGATAGAAATGTCTATCAACTATTCGTGATGACATTATGTTATTAATTTTATAGTTATTGATATTTAGTCATTGGTATTATTATTCAATTTTTGGTCAAAAAATTGAATAATATGATTGTTTAGTGTTGCTAATCATCCCTTTTCATATTATTCTGTTGCAATCCTGTTTTGTGACAAACCCTTGAAAAATGAACAATCAGCAATTCTATTCCCTCTTGATCAATGTTCTCAAAATGGTTGAGGTTATCTACTACCCTGCCAATCCATCTGGATCTGACATCGAAGATGATCCGGAAAGAAATTATGTTTGGTCTGTCAATAGCACTGATGGACAAAAGATCGTTTTAGAACGTGCATTCTATCCTCCAATTGGTGATATCTATGCAATTTGTGATTGTATGACAGAATATACTAAACACTATTATCTCAAAGTGAATAATTGGACAGTCACATTAAAAGTGGATCTTTTGGATATCTTGAAACATAATCATGTTCTTTGTGAGTTGTTCAAGAATGAATATGACCGTTCTATTCGTAATGCATTATTAGATATTGAGACAACACCAATCAGAATTATTTCACAATATCATAATGTTTCGCCAGCTCTGAAGAAGATTTTTATGAAGAACCTCATTAATGATGATCCCAAATTGGCAGGATCGTCAAGTGCTTCAACACCATTTGGAATCCCTTCACTTCTCAATATTATTTGTGGATATGTTGGTGATTACACCAACCATGAATCATATGTTGATCATTCACAATTTTATAGTTCTGAGGAGATCCGAATTGCACGTTGTACACAATTCAGACCAAATACATATCTGCAACATAGACCTGATCCATTCGATGATTTTTATGTTGAAGATGATGATGTAGTAGAATGGACATCTGCAACTGATCCATGTGACGCTTTGCAACATATGGCAGATTTGACAGAAGATGAGAATAAGTCTCCTCTGTTCGATCCATATGATGCTATCACAGAAAGAGAAAAGGAAGAGATCGAGGAGATCGAGAAAATTGAAGTGTTTGAAAATTTATATGAAATTCCATCATGGTTTGGATCAGAAGCAATCATAGCAATATGAAATCATTAAAGTTCAGCAAATAAATTTATCGTGTCTTGTTTTTTTTGTTTATATCTTGTTGAAAAATTTGAATTTATTATTATCAATTTCTAATGATAATGATGAATCTAATAAATTTGCAATACTAAATACTGAAATGGGGTTTTTAATTTTGGAGTCATCTAATAATAAATTGTCATTTGCCATCAAGAAGAATCCATTAACTACTCCACATATTAAGGAACTTAGGAAAGGTCAATGTATTGGTTGGTTTTCAGATGATATTCAAGATCAAAAAATGGAAAGAACATTCAGATATATTATTAAATTCACAGACATAGGAGAGAGTGTTTCATTCACAAAAGAACATGATTCTGAATATGACTATTTGCCATATATGCAATATTGTTCGCCATTACTTGTTGCTAGTATTTCTAAAGAGATGTTCAAAACAGCAATGAATCAATCTACAGAAGATGATATTACATCCAATACTGCAGTCATTCAGCCAATTATGAAGTTAAATAAGAGAGCCATTAACTTTATTGAGAAACTTAATAAACATGTATCGAAATATGTTATCAATATTAAAAAATATGACATTCCAGATCTATATCATTTCACATTAGAATCAAAAAGTACTAAGTTATGTGACATATTACAATATGCATATTTAATTAGTTATATTTTACAATGTTTGACATTTGGTTATTATGAAAAACCTGTTAATGGTTCTTTAGAGAAAATATTAAAGATCATGAATGATTTGAATCTTCCATATTATATCAGATATCTCTTCAAGATTTATTTCATAAATAAAAGTGAGTTCGATAAATACAAAACACAAATTCAAGGCAATAACAAAATAATTATGGAATATGGAAATACACAATCACAAAGATGTTCACATATCACTAATGGTATGATTTCATTTTGTAAAGAATCCAAACTAAAAAATAAGAATATTAAGATTATTGATTTAGGTTGTGGTGAAGGATATTATATTCGTGAACTAGTCAGACTATTAACTGATAAGGAGTTCAAATTTGAATATTATGCTCATGACATTGATCCTTCTGAAATGGAGTCAATCGAAAAACTTGTCGAGAACAATTCTGATTATAAATGTGTAAGACCCATATCAAAATATGATGATCTTGTCAAGATAATTAATACATTCAAGAATGATGATAATGTTTTTGTGATATTTAGTGAAGTAATTGAACACATACCATTAGACAAAATAGACAGTTTTATGTCTGGATTATTGGAATTAAGATTTAATAAATTGATGATCACAACTCCACAAAAAGAATTTAATAAATATTACATGATGGATGAAAAGGAATTTAGACATCCAGACCATAAACAAGAATTTACAAAACAACAATTTGTGGATTATATTGAGAAACTAACACAAAATAAAAAACTAACAATAACATATCAAATGATTGGTGATAAAGTAGATGGCATTAGTATGTCTCAAGGATATTTGATTCAAAAAGATATTTAATACAAAAAATTTGAAGATATAACTATTTTTATTTATTACATTACTGACCATAAAATAATAAATAACATATTGTGAAAATTGGAAATGACAGAGACCAAAAATAATACAAAATATAATCTAACACCAAATCAAAATAACAGGATTCTGAAATGTCAAAAGTCAAAAGTTAATTTTATATCAGGAACAGTAAGTCCTGCACAATCAGCAAGAAATGTCAAGTCTTCTAACTATGTTAAAGAAGACATTGAGTCGTTGGAAGTTGGATTGAAATATTTACTTGAATCATATGGAGATGATTTATCATTAAGTATTCAACCCAAATTTATGGGCTCAAGATTTAATATGTATCTTTTTAAGAATGATATTAATAGTTGTTATTGTGTGACACGATCAGGAGTATATTGCACATTACCTAGATGTAAATTAGAACCATTATACAAAATAATGACAGAAAGATTAAATAAATTTATGACAGAGAATAAGATTAAAATGATCATTCTTGACGGTGAATTACTTCCATGGTCAGCATTAGGAAAAGGATTAATTGAAGATGATTTTTTGCCAGTGGATAAAGGATTGGAAATTGAAATAGAGATGATGAAGAAGTATGATTTTGATACACAACTCAAAAAAATCAAAACAAAATATGAAGAGATAGATAAGTTTATTAATAATGATAGTAAGTCAAATGCAATTAAGAAATTTGGAAAAGATAAGATAACAGATTATGAGAAGAATCAAGAATTGTTGAGTATTCAAGATACAAAGACAATGGAAAAATTATATACTACATTTCATGACCAAATGACAAAATATGCTGGTTATGATATCAAATATGACATAAATAATAAGAATAAAGATATTGAATTAAGTTATAAAGCATTTGGAATACTCAAGATATGTTATGATGATGGGACAGAGGCGATACCATTATTAGACCAAACATATAGTCAGAGTGAGATGTATGAAATAGTGTCAGATTCTGAATCAAAAGATGATAACCAATTAATTATTACAGGAATCACGAAGGATAATTTCAAAGAGTCATACCAAAAAATCAAAAAATATTATGACAATTTGACTTATGATAAAGGATTTGAAGGAATTGTTATTAAACCTGAATACATTGAGAAAGGAAAATTGCCATTGATGAAATGTAGAAATACATCATATCTTACAATTATATATGGATATGATTATATGATAGAGCCAAAACTAAGTAGATTAATTAAAAGTAAATCTACATCAAACAAGATCAGACAATCAATCAAAGAATTTGAGTTAGGTATGGAGATGTTAAAGATAGAGTATGAACAGATTGAGATGAGTGATGATTATTATGGTATTGTGGCAAAAATACTATTCAATGAACATATCACTAATAAATTAGATCCAAGATTATAAATCTGACATTTGAAGTATGTAAGTGAAAAAATTGAAATAGTATTAATATAGAAGACCTATTTGTTTATTTTGATGACTATAAACAAATAAACAAATAAACAATTAATCATTAATTATTAATAATACTTAATAATGAGTGAGTCGAAAGGGAAAAAAGATATGACTGATTCATCTAGCGATTTAAGCAGTGGATCAGACAGTGATACAAAAAATAAACAGGAAAAAATGGCAGATGGTGATTCAGACATCAATTCTGAGTCAGACACTGACTCAGATGCAGATGTATCTTTACTTTCTGAGAATAATTCAGCGAATGGGGCAAGTTCAATTTCATCTGATAGAAACATTTTGAAGAAGGAACTGAAAGAACAGAATGATAATTATAATCTGCGTGTGATAACATTTAACTTACTGACACCTACTTATGCCACACAAAATTGGTTCCATTATTCAAGAAATAAGGATCTGTATTTTGTGAATAGATTAGCAAAGATGGCGAAATTATTGAGATCATGGACAAAAGTGAATTTCATAATTTGCTTTCAAGAGATGAGTAAGGAATGGTATACAATATTGAAGGAACATCTTAGACACTACAAATATGATTTAATAGGTGAAACATATCAAGGTGATTTATTTGGTATTGGTATTGCATATCCTATGAATCATTATAGTTATCATTCTAAATACGATCATACAGTGGGTGATTCAATTCGTGATGTTTGTAGTATAGCCAAAGAATACAAAAAAGGAAAGGAAAATGAGAATATTAAAATTGATGGAACTATTAAGGATTTGGTAAGTTTAATTCGTAATGGTGCTCACCATACTAATAAAATGCTAACTGTTGTTCTTGATGCAAAATATTGTGGAAAATCAGTTGGGAAGAAAATAATGATTACAACATACCATATGCCATGTCAATTTGATAACACATTACTTATGTTCATGCACATTTATGGACTAAAGAACAAAATCAAATCAATTCATACAGACATATCAAAACTCTTGCAAAAAGGGGAAAAACTGTATAACATATTGGCAGGTGATTTCAATATTGTGAAAAATGGAGAACTATATAATGCATTAACAGAACAACTAACAGAGAATGATAAGAATATTAATAAGATCATTGAAGATATGAAGGTTATTAATATTGAGATGCCGAAATTAGGATTAAGATCAGCACATAATGTAATACATAAGAAGGAACCGAAATATACGAATGTATTAATACAAAAGGAAAAAAAGTTTGTGGATTGTATTGATTACATATTAATTGGGGAGGATGTTGATGTAAGGTCGTGTATGGTTGGATTAACAGTGAATCATCCTGAAAACACATCATATCCTAATTCACTTTGTCCATCTGATCATCTTCCTTTATCGGCATCATTAATAATGAAATAATTTATTTATATTTTTGGATATATGACTTAAATAAAAATAATTAAATAAGTAATATTGATAATGTCAACTTCAAATTCATCAAACACAACATACAAGAAACTAGTATTAGATCCTAAATGTCTTAAGCCAATGTCACAAGTCAATGATAAATTAGTTTACATTGATGCAATTGTAGCACTTAATCAAGCACTCAAAGAGCCGAACATCACAGTAAGTGAGAGGAATGTATTAGAATCATTTATGAAAGAGGTCAGAAAGAATAGATTTCTACATTAATCACATGCTATTCTAGAATGGTCAAAAATATGATGCAACATTTATTAATAATTTTATTTATTAGATTGATAAATAAAATCAATTAATCCAAAAAATTGAAATAATAATTCAAATATTAATCTATCTATCTTAAATAGATTAAATTAATATATTTGACAGATTTGGTTCTCAAAACATGACACATCAATTTAGTCGTAATCATCCTTCATATACTGATTTTAGATTGTTCCATATGGAATATGTAATGAAAACAATCAACACAATGTTATTCCAATTTACATTTATGCTCAGTATATGTGGAGTGACAATCTTGAACAATATTTATCCAATGATGTTTAAGATATATCCATATGGAACAATTATTGGATTTATTGGTGGCAGTATTGTGATGATCAATGTCTTATATTCAAAAACAATCAAAAATCCAATGATAAAAACATGGTCATTCTGTCTATTTCATTCACTCATCATATCATCTCTATTTAATCGTCATAATGATTTTGTTCTTTTTGGTAAGTCAGTAGTTGTATTTCTTTTGGTGTTGATGTCAATTTTAATGATTATTTCACATACTATTGATCATATTATTGGCCAGATAAATATGGAAAAATACAGATTGAAACCGATAAATAAAAACATTATAAATATGAATCTTATTATTTACACATTAGTAAGATTGACCAAAAATACAAATACAATATCAGAATTATTTTACATTTTGGATATTGTATTTTTGATTGTGTTAGTTTTTGTTATGGTATTTGATATGACATATTTTTTAGGTAAATCAGAAGATATGATTTATTCAGGATCAAATAATAGACAGAATAATCTTTATGTTAATCAGACAATGGATATGTTTATTATAATGACTCACATCTTTATCAGAATCTGCACAATTATGGAATATTAACTTTATTTATTTGATTTGGAATAATTAAAATAGGTTTGATACAATATAATGAATAGTAATCGTGATTTACGTGATTCAATTAAAATTCCACAACCACAAACTAAAATACTCAAACAAACTAAACATGACATTATTAAAAAGTGTTATATGAATGATGATTTGCAAGGATTGATCACTAAAATGAAGACCAGGGGATTGACTAAAGACATGATTAAGGAGAAAGTTGGTTATCTTACAAAACCATGTATAGATGAGATAAAAAATGAACAACTTACATTACAAAAACAAAATATCCAACAAATAAATCAAAAAAATAATAAAGTAAGTAATATGGATGATGAGACTATTGAGAAAATTATTGTTGAAGCAGTGAAAGATGAGAATATCATGAAAGATGTTATTTTGTTTAAGAAGATGAAAACCAAAAATAATGAAAGTAATATGTGCAAGATTCCAATTATAAATAAATTTTTATGTTGAAAAAATGACCTAAATATATAAATAATATGATTAATTAATCTAATTAAAATTAATTAATCAAGATACATAATGTCAGAAATAGAAAGACCCAAAACATCAACAATTAATGATAATAAATATTACAATGTTCAGGATCTAAAGAATTACAATAAGACATATTTCTATGGATTTGTCAAGACACCAAGAGAAATTATTGAACGAAAGAAGATTCCAAAGAGTGAGTTTATTTATGCTACATACAATGAGAATAAAGAGAGTTGGACAATTTACAAAGAGAATGAGAAATTACCTAACAAAGCAATCTTATACATATCCAAATCATGGACAGAATCAAATGTTCCTAAAATGATTATTCAAAATGGAAATGACAATGCAGAAGTTAAGAATGATGAGGAAAATGAATGTCAAGAAGCACCAGAGATATTAGAACTTGAGGATGAGGAAAAATTTAAAGATGATGAAGGTAATATTGTCGAGATTGAAACACGTGGTGAAAGATCACCAGATGGAATATACTTTTTGGTTAAAGATGTAGCATGCGCTTTTGAAATTCCCAATTTGATCAGATCTATAGTCAATAAGGATTCATTATTTATAGAAAATATCCACTACAAAAAATTTATCACACATAAATTAATCCAAACTGTAAATAAGGCTAACAAAAAAGAGACTAAGATGACAAAATATTTATTTATCACATACAAAGGAATGTTAAAAACTCTTTTTGGAAGTAAATCAGGCAGAGCAGACAAATTTGTAGATTGGGCCACAAAAACATTATTTACAGCTCAAATGGGAGAAAAGGAGGATAAAGAAGAACTTGCATCTAAATTAATCGGTATTCCTGCCAAATCACTAAGACAAGTATTATCAACAAGTACATCATCAGTTCCATGTTTGTATAGATTTTCATTAGGTAAGGTCAAAGATCTTCGTAAATCAATGAAAATTGACAAAACAATTCCAGATGACAGCATTGTAATTAAATATGGTTTTACAGATGATCTGGTCAGAAGAACTAATGAACATATCAAGACTTATGGAAAGATCAAAGGATGTAAATTTGAATTAATGAATTATACATATATTGATCCAAAATACTTATCAGAAGCAGAAGCACTCCTGAAAGATTATTTAATTAAAGTTGGAACTCAATTGAAATATGAAAATTACAAAGAATTAGTTATAATCAATATGAAAGATGAAAAATTAATTATTAGACAATTCAAAATGATTGCCACTACATATGCAGGTTGTGTGAAAGATTTGCTATCTAAGATAGAGAATTTACAACATCAACTAGAAATAGAGAAGATCAAACATCAAAAAGAACTTGATGAAGAAAGACATCAAAAAGAGTTGGCAATCGAAAAGAATAAATGTCTTATTGAAAAGAATATAAATCTAGAACAGAAAATGAAATATGAAACAGAGAACTTAAATCTAAAATTGCAATTAGAGATTATGAAGAATAGTCAGAAAAAACAGAAGAAATAGATAATTACTAATATTATTAATTGGCATAATCAATAATATTAATTATTTTAACAATTTACTTACTTTTTTGGAGTATTTGATCTATATATTTTCCTGTTTTGACATCATAAGAAATTAGGCCAAGTTTTTTCAATCTACTTAATATTGCACATTCTGTTCGTTTATGTATTTTTGCAATTTCTGCAATTTCTGTTTTTTTATAATAATTATCTGTTAATAATGTTTCTTCATCAGATGTCCAATATTTGTTTTTATTATGTTTGTTTGTTAATGACAGATTTTTTTTATTTAATAATTCCTTGTAAACCATAATCATAATATAAACATCATTTTTTGCATCATGAATACCAATTGGAATATTTCCATATATTATTTCATACAATTTAGATAATTTATAGGATTTATTAAATATTTTTTTGGAAAGTTCAAAAACACAAATTGCTTTTTTAGATTGTTTGAGTTCAAGTAACTTATTTAATATTGTTTTATGATTTAGTCTATAACATTCATTAATCAAAATACTGAAATCAAAAGCAATATTGTAAGCCATAATATAATCGCAATCCAATATACATTTACCAAAATCGCCATCTAGAATATCTTTTAACAATAGACCATTTTTATTGACAATATCAATAGTTATGCCATGTATGTCAATTGATGATTTTGATATTTCCTTAAAATCATCTGGCTTTCTGTATACAGATTTTATTTCACTCAGATCGACATTCAAGTCATTATTTTTTATCAAACACCATCCAATTTGCAATATTCTTGATGTTGAATATCCATAATTATTTACAAATGATGGATAATTATCATATGATGATAGTAGTCTGATATCAATTTCATCTTCATCATTTGCACTAATGTCAATATTATTAGCTGTTTTATCAGGTAATCCTGATGTTTCCAAATCTATAAACAAAATAGACATTAAACTGCATTTTTATTCATTATGTATTATTTAAATTATTTTAGCAATTTACTTACTTTTTGGAGTATTTGTTTTTGATCTAACATTTGATATTTATCTTTTTGAACATTTCTTTCCATTCATTCGAATCTCTAATTACTTCTCCAATATCTATAATAAATTTCTGTTTATTATTGTCCATTGCATCATTAAATAAGTTATCAATATCTTTAATGCCTCTTTCTATACTTCTCAGAAAGAATCTTTTAGCTATTATTATTGGATCAATGTCAATAAAGAATTTATGATCTGCACGAACATCCAATACATAAGGTTTCAGATGGATTGTTCTATTTTTGAATTCAATTTCTGGATCTGGATAATTCAATCCAACAAATACAATATTTTTTGCCTTTGTATTATTAATTGTATTTGTAATTATTTTGTCAAGATATTTTTGGCATTCTTGAGCATAATCTTTTTTGAATTCATTGAGTGTTTTGCTATTTTTCTCTTTAAGAATCATGAATTTAGTAATAACATCATCAATATCAATGACTTTAACATTTTTGAATTTCTTTTTAATAATATTGCCTAGAGTTGTTTTACCTGATCCAGGAGCACCACTAATATGGATGATCATTTATAATAATATATAAATATATAAATCATTATTCATCAATGAATAAACATATTAAATATGCCAACCAGATGAATGGATATATTTAGAATCGAATATATATATAGAGACATATACATATACACATACAATGTCAGGTTATGGAGATTATTTGTTATTAAGTTCATTTCAGTCATATGCATCAAGTGCAATTCAAACAGGATATCCAATGATTAATTTTTTAATATTAATGTTTACAACAATAATTGTGAGTATGTCGTTACAGTCATTAAGTGGGACATCATTAAGTGAATGGATTAGATGGATTAAACGGAAATTCAAAATAGATAACAAAAAATCTGTTGAATATGAAGGAACAATTATTACTACTGGTGAGAAACTTAAAGTCAATTTCCCTATTGAAATAACCGGTATTAATGCCCATATTTCCAAACATTGCAAAAATATTAAAAAAATTAAAATTATTAAAGAGAATTCTGAAGGCGATGAATTATCTTTCCTAATTGAAAACTGTAAAGATGAATTGATTGATGATGATATATATATGAATACTTATCAATATATGAGATCGTCAAATGACTCAAAAGTTATATTCACACATTATTATCTAGAATTGTATTCCAAATATCATAATGTTAATTACATTGTTGATAAAGTCGAAAAATGGAAACACGAAGTAGAAGATTATTTTAGAGATAAATATATCAAAGATGAAAAATGTTTTGTTTATTGGTATAATGAAGCCGAATTTCCAATGTGCAAGATGAAATATGAACAATATAGTATTGATCCAAATAGAACATTCAATAATTTGCATTTTGAAGGAAAGGATGAATTTATGAGAAAGGTTAATTCATTTTTGAATGACAAAGATAGATATGAAAAAGTTGGTAAACCACATACATTAGGTATATTATTATATGGTGATCCTGGATGTGGTAAGACATCAATTATTAAAGCATTGGCAAACTACACCAATAGATTTATTCAGTATATACCACTCCAAAAAGTAAAAACCAATACAGAATTTAGAAGATTGTTCTGTTCAAAATATATTAATGATTTCAAGATCGATATGGATCAAAAAATTATCGTTCTAGAAGATATCGATTGTCTGTCAGATGTAGTCTTGGATAGAGCAATTGATTATAAGATAAATAATCAATCTGACAATTATTCTAATAATGATAATGAAAATAAATCAAATTATGAAGATCAAAAAAGAGTTGTCAATGTTTCGTCAAATGAAATGAAAATGATTGAGAGTGATAAACAAAAAAAGAAAGATAAAATGGAAATGATGGCTATGATGAAAATGATTGGTATGAATAAATCTAAAAATGACCAATATGACAATGATCAATTAAACTTGTCAGAAATATTGAATTGTATTGATGGTCCATACAGACAAGACGGAAGAATTATGATTATTACAACAAATTATCCAGACAGATTAGACAGAGCTTTAATTAGAAGTGGAAGAATAGATATCAAATTAAGATTATCATTATGTTCTACTAAAATAGCTAATCAAATAATCAAAATGTATTATGGTGATGATGTTCCTGATTTAGCAATACCAGAAAGAAAGATATCCCCAGCCGATTTAGTTGGTTTGTGTTTTGGCAATAAATCATTCAATCATTTTGTCAAACATACTGGATTCAAATTACTTAAAGACCATAAATCTAACTCTAAATCTAATTCCAAATCTAATTCTAAATCTAAATCTAATTCCAAATCTAATTCTAAATCTAGATCAAAACCAAAATCTAATCAAGATGTTCATGTTATTAAATTTAAGAAATCTGAATAATAAATATTCTAATGAATGATTCATGAGAATATGTTTCTTTTTATATAATTGATATTGCTATTGTTGTCTGAATAATATAACAACAATATATTTCTGCATTTAATGGCCAATATAAGAGATATTGCGTTATGAATTAAATTAAAAATACCCCATTAACAATTTTTTTATAATCGATTAAATATAATATACTAATCACATGACATCTAACAATGGATTGAAAGTATGTACATTTAATGCTAAGTGTGACGACTTTGATTATAAATGCTGTATCAAAGAAACTTGTCTTACCGGTTGTGGTAAGAAAGGCAAATGCTCAAAGACCAAATCTTGTCTCAAAAATGACACAACTGTTATGCCTGACAGTTTAGTTGGTGCTATGATTGCATTGACATTGATCCCTTCCAATGCTGATATTTACAATATTCAAAATGTTAAAAATAAATGTGTTGTCGAACATCTCCTCAAAGAACTTGCCCGTGTTCATGATGTTTTGTCAGGTTTTGACCCTTGCAATACAACTATCGACCATGCCTCTTTAATGAACCTCATCTGCAAATTGAATGATATGTCCGGTTTGTGTGATGATGCTGTCACCGTTAAAGATGCCTTAATTGATTGTGATATCTGCAATTTGGATTATGTTGATCCTAAATTATTGGTCCCTGGTTCAAATACTACTGATTCTGAACTCATCCAAATCATTGCCAAATTCAAGAATGTCTCTAAATATGATGCATATTACAGTGGCACTTGTTTGACTCTCGTCAGAAGATCTCTCGGTCTCTGCCCTGTTACTAAAGAAATCCCTTGTGTTGATTCCTTGGTCCTCTTCTTCAAATTCAATGAAAAGAGCTTTGTCAATGTCAATATTAATATGGGTGATCTTGCCGATTCCCTTGAAGAATTGTCTTGCAAGAGATCTAAAGTTGGTAATGTTGTCTCTTTCTTAAAAGAACATAAAGATTGTGGTTCTATTCTTTTGGCCGGTCCTTTAGGTGATGTTGATTATGATGTCAGACAATTGCTATATGCCGGTGATGGTGCTATCCCTGATTTGGCTCAAAAATTCGTAGCTAGTGGTTCAAAAGCTTCACCTGTTCCATCTGATTTCCCTTGTGAATTAGACACTCCTCTTTATGAATGTCTTGAATTCCTCCTCAAATCATGCCGTGGTGAAATTGTCCCTTACACATGGCTCTTACAATATATTAGATTGAAGAGCTGTAAACAATCCTGCAGAAAATCTTGCTCTAAGAAATCTACAGAATCCAAAGTCTGCTCTTCTGCACCTAAAACCAACAAATGTGCCAAACACTCAGTTGAAGACTGCAGAAATTGCAATCCTGTTGTTCACTTCGATGATTGCAATAAATGCCCTAATGTCCCTGTCACAAATGTTGCCCTTGTTAAGAACAGATCTCAATTAAGATCTCTCAAAAATAAGGCCGATAAAACTCATTCCTCTCCCAAACATGAATCTAAACATGAATCCAAATCATGTTGTGGATCTTGTGCTAAAGGTGGCAAATGTGAAGGTGATAATAAATCATGTGATCAACCTGCCTGTGTCTCCTCGAATAAATGTTGCGAATCTAAATGTGTTAAAGTTGTCAACACTTGCAACAATTGCCCTGTCAAACCTAACCAATGCAGAAATACTGATGCCCAATGTGAAATTAAATGTGTCAGAAAATGTGAATATAATTGCTGTGATACTAAACACAGTGTCAGAGTCAACACCTGCAAGGATCTCTGCAAAGATGAAAAATGCGGTTTGAATCTCTGTGAAAAAGAACATTGCCACGATGATAACTGCAATTATTGTGATGTTGTCACTGTTCTCAAGAACTCTCTCTCTTTGACTAATGCTATTGAAAAAGTCTGTGATGTCAACAACAGATATACCGGTTTCCACAATCATTTTAACAAATGCCTTGACTGCAAATATCCTAGAGGTATCTTCCAAGCTTGGGCTATGTGTGATGATTATTCTAAACCTTGTAAGGCTACTAGAACCATTGACAACAATTCCGAATTATTGGCTATGGATCACTTCTTACTCAGCTCATGTTTGAAGAATAATGTTGTCTGTGCTTCTTTGTCTGATTTGTGCATCGAAAAATGTGGTCAATCTGTCAAAGATCTTATTGCTCAAGGTAAATTCAATGGTGCCGTTAAGATGCCATTTGCAGATGCCACTTTGGGTTCACCTGACAAATCATCTCCCTATGTCTTTGATTATGAAGGTGCAGTCATTAAATCATTCTTCACTCATAGAGTCTATTGTGTCTGTTTAGACTTCCCTTACAAGAAGAAGGGTTGTGAAGTCGAATGTGATGAATCACTCCATGGATTAGGTTTGACTACTTTCTGGTCTGCTATTTCCAAATATGATTCAGAATCAGTTGGTATTGAAGTCTTCCAAAGATATGGTCTTGACAAACATGAATATTTCAGAAGCTTCTTCTGGAATACATGTATGAGAAAATCTCTCACTGTCAAACCTGTTACTGAATCTTATTCTGCTGGTGCTCAATATGTTGATAAGGTTTATGGTAAAGATTGCAGTTCCGATGTTTTGGTCTCCTTCCGTAAGAGATCATCAATCACCGAATCAGAATTCTATAAACATCTCCTCTGTGTCTTGAGCAACTCTGATAGCAGAGATCGTTTTATCATTACTATTGCCTTCATGGAAAGTCTCTACAAAGTTGAAAAGATGAAATGCCATCTCAGTAATAATGTTTGTGACCTCGTCACCGTTCTTGATGATGCTCAAACTGTCAAGAACTTATTCACATTCTTGTCTTATTGTTTCTCCGAAAAGAGAGTCCATGGTGGTGTTTCTTCCACTGTTGATTCCTTATTAGCCCTTGTATTCACAGGTCTTAATGGTCTCAATTCACTCCCTCCTGCTACTACCATTGCTTGTGATGGTTCTTCTAATGATATCGGTTTGACTAATGAACAAATTGATCAATTGGGATCTTTGATCACTGTTTTGAGTATTGCACTCCAAGATAACAATGTCCTTGTTGAAGTATTGGCTCGTTATGCATCAAGATCATTATCCGTTGATGGTTCTTGCTGTGGTTGCACTGTCAATGCATCTGATGTTGATAGTGTCATCAGAGATATGATTTCCAAATATGATCTTGTCCCTGCTTGTGATAAGACTACTGATGATATCATTGCCGTTCTCAGAACTCTCTTCTGTGGAACACCTTCATCTGTTGTCCTTTCCAATCTTTTGGAAGTCATTAAATGTGATACATCCATTAGAGTTCTTTTGGCTATCATTAACACTCCTGTTTGCAAGATTGCCGAAAGTAATGTCACATAATTTTAATTCTAATTCTAATTTAATTCGAAAAATTGATTCTTAAATATTTATTGATATACATTATTAATAAATATATTACTTTTTCTCCTATGTCTAATCGATATACCGATCATCTCAGTGCACTCAACAATATCAGATGTGTTCTTAATCGTGCTAAATCTCTCATTCAGAATCAAAATCTAAATCAAAATCAAAATCAAAATCAAGATCAGAATCAGATAGAAGAATTAAAAGAGTGTGCACTCTGTCCAATCACTTATTCAGAAATTGACTCAAAAAATTTATCAGAATCAATAACAATAATTAATTCAAAACAACAATTTACATCTGATGAAGAAGAAAAACTTCAAAAAGAAAATTACATATTTAAATCTGGAACAGGAACATGTAGTCATGTTGTAGTCTATGATATTGATTCTGCATATGAATGGTTTATAACTCGTGATAAATCAGATCCTACTTCTAGACGTGAATTATCACAAGATGAAAAATCACGTATTATCTTCAGATACAATATGAAAAAATATTATTCACAAAATCCTACTCCTGATATTATCTCAAAATTATTCTCCAAATATGTTGATCATCTCAAATTATTTCATATCATAGAAACAGATCTCAATACTGACGAATTTAAAATATTGAAATGTCATTTAACACCTGAACATCTTCCTAATTATATGAATGTCTCTCGTGAAGATGCCCAAAGTATTTTACTTAATGCTTTATTCAATAATGATCCATTTAGTTGGATTATTAGACCATCCAAATATAAAGGATCTGAATTTGTCAAAAGAGAAGATGGAACTATTCATCCTATGTCTGAATATTATGTCATCACTTATTATGATCAAAATAGTAATCAGTTTTACAATCATCTTATTGAAAAAATCTATTCATGTGGTTGGTATACTGGAACCGGATCTTACCAAAAATCAACTAAAACAAATATCGATGTCCTTGATCATAATCGTATTAAATGGTATCCTACATTCTTTGATATCCTCAATTCAAAACTCCTAGATATGACTCATTGTCTTAATATTTCTAATTATGATCCCTCTGTTCTGAATGTTAATAAATCTAATAAACAAAACCAAAATGAAATACAAATCAACTCAGAAACAAAATCAGAAACAAAATTAGAAATTAAGGATAGTGATGTAGTCAGTTCCATAATAGATAGTAGTGTCACAACTAATAATGCCAATCATGAAAAACCAGATGTTATTCGTAATTGTTCCGATGAAATAGATATTTCTGATATTATGGATAAAAATGGATAATGTTATTCTTCAAGATTTCCAAATCATCCTTATCATGTATAAGTCTTGATATCATTATCGACCCAGGATCAACATAATCATTATATTTTGATTTGTATATCTTGTCAAATGTTCCACTCTTTACAATTCTGATTTCTGTGACTAATCCCAATTTATCTTGAATGATTTTATTTATTTTGATTGTCTTGTCAATATTATCATCAAATAATTCAATATATAGTTTCAATATATTGTCTTTATTATTATTGACAAACATACCATGAATTATTTGGGTCATTTGAGTTATTTCATTAATAACATAACAATAATCTTTCATATTCAATTTCTCTATCAATATATCTTCTATTTCTGAAGGTGTGATGACTTTATTATTAATTCTTAATAATTCTGTATCTTTTGAAATAATTTCTATTTTAGGTAATCCGACAATATCAATATTATTTTTTTCATCATAATAATATCCAATAAATCTTACTATTTCTGAGGTGGCATATCTTAATAGACCTGTTTTTACATTTGATACTACAATTTCATATAACTGATTTTTCTTCAAATTCCTCACACCACATGCTGTTAATTCTGACTTATCATTTATTACTTTATTCTGTATTGTTTTGATGTATTCATCATCTATTGGTATGAATTCATAATATCCTTTCCTTGTGTCAATGACATAATAATCATTATTGTCTTTAGAATCATTAGAATAAAAATTATAACCAATAGTTGCTTCAGGAATTTGATATATTGGACTGTATACAGAAATAGAACCAATCATTTTTTTGATTTGGTTATATAAACATTTGTATGGTCCAGATTTATATGTAATTATCACATCTAATTCAGGCCATAATTTATTAATAATATTTGTCAATTCATTTTTGTCAATATTTATGAATATCTTCACTAATTCATCATATCTAGTCTCATTTATTAATTGTATTTCTGTTAGTATTTGTTTCTTAAATCTTGTCATTATCTCAATCATAATAAGTAATTGTCTTGGTGTTATGAGGAAAAGTCTTTTCAATTGTTTATTCAAAATAGAATATTTAACACTCTCATAATAATATACCATATCATTCGTATTCCTCATTAAACTTTCTGGTCCTGTTGTATTATTTCTTAAATATGTCAGGGTTGTCATATCTGAAAAATATCTTCTAATAATATATGTCTGATATGATGATACATTTATTCCATCACGAACCATCATATCCTTCATATGCCACATAAATAAAGTGTTATTTGAATAATCTGCTGGAAATACACTCTCAATTAATGCTAAATATGTGAGATCTAATTTTTTTTCATAACTAGGTATGATTTTCTGTATAATTGAACCATTAGATAGAATGAACCATTCAGGGAGATTAATTTTTGATTTTCTTATTTTTTTGGCATAATCAATATATGTTTTAATTTTATTTTTTGACACATTCAACATATCCTTGTCATGAAGTATCTTTATTGGCAAAATATGATTGTTATTCATATTATTCCATACTGTATGTAATGATGATGTAAATTGTGTTAATACATAATTAAATACATTATTGATATATTGTGTTTGTGTTTTTTCCTCTGATTTGTTGTCTAAACCTAAATTAAAATTATAATCTTGTTTGATAGAATACATATGATCTGATTTGATAGAATACATATGATCTGATTTGATAGAATACATATGATCTGATTTGATAGAATACATATGATCTGATTTGATAGAATACATGTTTTTGTATCTATCATCAATATCCGAAACATTAGAATTTCTAGTATATGATGGATATGACATCATCAAATTATTATTTTTTTGTATATTCATATAAACAAATAACTATTTTAAGTCTGAGAAATACAACATACTTATCTATGTCTAAATTTCATCAATTCTTCTTTCATGATCTTCAAGTCTTTCTGTAATGTCTCCAAGTTTCTTGTCAACTGAATCTGACAATCTATTATGTTGTGCCAAACTGCAATATGTTCCATCTACATATTGTTTATATTCTTCTAATTCACTTCTTAATAACTTGACTGTCATAATAAGTTTCTTAATTATTTCATCCTTTGAATCTGTCTCTTCATTTATTTCTATGTCTTTCATTTTTGGTTTTGGTTCATCTTTCGGTTTTGTTTTAATATTTGTATTTAATTTAGGAACATTACTTTCAAATCGTGAATTCTTTAACAAATCATCCATTAATTCCAATCCTGACATCCCCTTCTGTTCAGTCATTTTCGTCAATTTCTTTTTTGTAGACATTCTTTATCCTTTGATTTATTTTTTTATTTAGATATATTATCTCTTAGTATTAATAACTCATACTTTCATCTTTTTATAAATTAATACTCCATATCAATTTATAAATTATAATTATTCTTCACTGACTTCTTTTGGTGCATTCATATAATATAGTTTCCTATACTTCTCTAATGAATTCGTTAACATTGTATTTTCCTGCTCTAATTGTCTCACATTTTGAGATAATACCATAATATATTCTTCCATTAACTTCATTCTCAATTTGTCTGTTCTACTATCAATCTCCTTATTATGCAATGTCATGTCTCTAATTTCCCTCTTTAACATATCTTTGACTGATTGCGGAACTTTTCTTCTCGGTCTCTCTTTTAATTCATCTGAACTAACAACTTTTACCTCATCCTTTACACATAAATCTGTTGAATCACCCGAATCATTTGATTCAGTTGAAGGTGTAGGTATAGTGATTTCATTTCCTTGTGTTGAGTATATAATGCCCATTTTATTTCTCGATTTAATATAAATATTTATTTTTGTCTTTATGTATATTTTATATTAAATTAATTAATTTATTTTTCCATTTGTTTTAATTTTACAATCTTGACAATTGATGATTCATTATTCTTATTATTATTTGTATTATTATTCTTTAATGATAAATTATTTAATTCTTTGAATGATAATTGTTTACTCTTAAATAAACATTTGGAAAAATATGGACACATTCTGCAATCAAAATATCTTTCATTAGATTTGATTTTGCCTCTTGCTATTTGAAGTGTATCTGTTACATATTTTTCCATATTCGGAAAACTTGACTTATAATTATCTGGTATTAATTTTATTGTTTCCTCTGTTTGTGGATATATATATAATCTATGTCTGTCTTTTGTCAAATACTCATTCACATTGACCAATGATTTCTCATATACTTTCTTCATTAGTTTATTTATCTCATAAAACTGTGTAAATGTTGTAATATGATTGAAAAATGGTGATCTTTCATGTCCATATGCCCATGTGCTAATCATGTTCTCTGTTGATTTTAGATCGGTATTCATATAATAATCAACCATCCATGAAAATGTTTTTAAATAATCATTAACCATGCCTTTCAATCTTCCATTAGATAATTCTAATACATCATATTGATATCTTTTCATTTCGCGGTCCACTCTTTTGATCTTTCTCTTTTTCCAATCATAACCTAAATCAAGACCTCTTGAATTTAATATATTCATCCATACACCTGCCTTCCATTCAAGTAAATACAAACTTATTTCTTTATCTGTTATTGGCATTTGGTTATGTGGTGTCATTAATCTCATATTATTGTAATCGAACGAAAAATCCTTAACATACCTATCCTCACTCATTTCTATTCTGTCTACATCTATCGGAATATTCTTCTCATTCAAATCCTTCTCTAATTTATCAATCATTGTTTTGATATCATGTTCATTTTTATTCTTTTTAGATCTGTCATTATAAATAAATCTTGGTTCATTCTTTAATAATATTTCATTATCTGAATAAACTCTCTTTGCATATGTATCAATATCCTTTATTTCTATTTTCACCATGAGATCTCCATATTTCTTCCCTGTTATTGTTGTGATTTTATCAAGATCATCTTTCATACTCAATATTAATTGTTTTATGTCATTTACTGTCTTCGATTCTAATGATTTGATCTTTCTGTATATTTCTACTTTCTTATTTGTTGTTTGTTCTCTATAGTCTATCATATATCTCATTGGAAATAAATCTCCAAATGTCCTAATTATTCTATTTTTATCTTTGAGATCTACTAAATATGAATCTAACATAAAGAACTCTTCATAATTTGCACATTCAATCAAAAAATCATACAGTGATTTGTAATTAATATATATTTTATTATTAATTTTTGACAATAGATATTGATTCTTCGTTATAAATGTCGCATATACATACAATAAATCAAGTGTCGTTGTACTTATCTCCATTGTTGGTATTTGATGTATGAAATCATTCCCATAAAAATTAATCATCAATATGAAATCCCTATTAATAGAATCCATATCATCCACATTATCAAACTTCCTATTTGAATATTTCTCAATTGTCTTCACAATATTATGATATAATTCCTTAATATCCACATATTGATTCTGTTCATTATGTTTATCTGATGGTGCCATTGAATATGTCTTTATTACCGTTAACTTATTCATCTTTGTCAATATGTAAATATATAAACATAATATAACTGAGTCTCCATCTGGTGAATAAAATATATATGATTTATTATTTCCATATGTCTCATAATCCTTAATAAGTTTGTCCATTAATACCTTCTCACCCTCCCCATATGCCTTATCAATCACTTCAATTAATGGATTACTCTCTTTTAATTCATTCTTTTTCCTAAATATTAATATACCATCATATATATCTTTTTGTAGTAATTTATTATGATATTTCTGATATACATATTCTATTGCCATTTTGATATCTACATAAAATGGTTCATTATCGTATTCCATTCTACATTTCATAATTTCGGTCAGATTATTCTTATTGATTGAATTATTATGATCTGTAATTATTACTTTTTTGAATTCATTATGGGCATGTCTCATATATCTACGTTGTCTTTGCTCCTGTATCTTTCCAAAACTCGGAATACCATCAAATGCTATTAATACATATTCCACGTCGTATATCTTATTAGTTAACATGTCTGTCACAAAATTCACAACCTCATTATAAATATATTTGTTTAATAATTCACTTGACTTTCCTTTTGTTCTTGATTTAAATGTTTCTATAAATTTTGTATCGATTATTTCCCTCAATTTATCTAAATATTTAAGATCGTCTATTTTGTCAATTGATTCTTTTGTATTTGTCTTTTTCCAATAGTGTATTTCGGCAAACAATTTAATTATTTTATCTTGTTCTGATTGACTAATACTTTCAGAATATTTATTTATCATGACATTCAATTTATCAGAAATTAATTCTGTCTTATCAATTATTTTATTTTTGATAAGAATAAAACTGTATAATAGATAATTTAATTCTGATGCAATCTGTTCTTGCAATTTATAGACAATTGATACAAAATCCATATACACACGATTACCGGACAATTTATTTTGGATGTCATTGGATCTATCAGCGAACTCAATGAGGGAATCCAATGTTCTCAAACATTTGGCCAATCTCACAATACCCATAAATAATAAATGGTTTTATTTAACACTAATATTCATTAATATTTTGTTTTTATACTTATTTCACATTAATTATTAATATCATGATAACTAAATTTATTTTCATGTAATTATTAAATGAGTAATCCAATAATTCATCCAATAATTGATTTTGATGAATTTGTGAATGGTCCTTGGTATAATAATAATGAAATCCCTCCTGATCATGCTGAATGGGGAACATTTGATTTATTAATTAATCACAATGAATCTAAAATCATTAGCATACTCAACAATATCTCCAATAATCCTAATCATCCTGGCAATTCAGTTGGTTTGTTATTTAATCGATTATTAAATACTAATGAATCAGATGATCTCAAAAATATAACCAGACTTAAAAAATATCTTGATCTTATTGACACAATTAGTAATTTGAGTGATTTGGGTAAAATAACTGGATTGTATACTAATATTGGGATTAATCCATTCTTTAATTTATTTACAAACGAAGACCCTAAAGATACATCAAAAGTTAAATTAACTATTTGTCCTATTGAATTATGTCTCCCTGACAAAACATATTACAATGATCCATCTATGAATGATTATATTGTCAAATTTAAATCTCATATCACTGACATATTCAAAATATTTGGTTATGATAATCAGAATGATAATCAGAATGAATCAAGTATGGCAAATGATTTTATTAAAATAGAATCAACAATATCTCTTGTATTACAGAGTCCTGATAAGGCAAGAGACTTGGACAAATCATATTTCAAAACAACTATTGAAGGATTTATTAGTATTATGGCTGATACACAATGTAAAATAGAAAAATATTCTAAAAATCATTCTATCCATGTTGAGACAAAAAATATTAGAGAAATGTGGACTAATTATTTCAAACATTCTGGATTATCTGCTGTTGATGAAATAGTCATATATGATATTTCATATTTACGCAAAATATCTGTAATTATTCAAATGATGGATCTTTCCAAAATAAAAAACTATATCAAATATCTTGTTATTAAATCTCTGTCTTGTTGTATTATTAATAAAGTCGATAAGTTAATGTTCGATTTTTATGGTAATGTTATTCATGGTCAAACTATCGAAACTAAAAAAATCACTCGAATAATTGATTGGCTAAATGATAATAAGATAATTGGAGAAATTATAGGAAAGGAATATATTGATCTTTATTTTGATCATGAATCCAAAAAATATGTTAAAGATATTATTGCCAAAATCAAAGACCAAATGAGATTATCTATATTGAAATCAGATTGGATGACAGAATCAACTAAATATAATGCATTATTAAAACTCAATACATTCAAATCGAAAATAGGTTCCACTGATAATTGGAGATCACATACTAAACTGACTAATTATCTCAAAAATAAATTAGATAATAATGATTCATTAATAGACATAACAGTATTAATAAATGTTTATACATACAAAACTGAAATATTAGATTTGGTTGATACTAATTATGATCCTGATAAATGGAGTATGAATCCACATGAAATAAATGCATATTATGATCCACATAGAAATGAAATAGTATTTCCTGCTGGGATACTTCAAAAACCATTTTTTGACAAAACTCAGTCTCCCAATATTAATTTTGGTATGATTGGAGTTATTATTGGTCATGAAATTATTCATGGGTTCGATGATCAAGGTAGAAAATATGATCATACAGGAAAACTTAAAAATTGGTGGGATGATATATCACTCAAGAATTATGATGGAATATCAAAAAAACTTATCGATCAATACAATAAATATTCATTATATGGCAAAAATGTTAATGGCAAATTGACATTAGGAGAAAATATTGCCGATCTTTGTGGTGTGTCACTTTCATTAAAAGCACTTAAACAATATTATTCTGACAAATCTGTCAATATAAGAGTCAATGATATTCAGGAATACTTTATGTCTTATGCCAAAATATGGAGAACCAAAACCAGAAAGGAAAAGACAATAGCTAATATTTTAAGTAATCCTCATAGTCCAAGTAAATTTAGAATATTTGTTCTGAGAAACATCGATGAATTCTATCAAGTATTCAATATTGACAATTCAAGCCCTATGTCTATGTATTTGGAACCTAAATCTAGAATTGTGTTATATTAAATAATGACATAACCACAATTATCTATTTTATCTATTTTTTTGTCCAGATATTTATTTATTAATTCCAATAAATAAGTCTCATGTGAAACAATCATTATTTTTTTATGATTTGATTCAACAAGATATTTCATTAGACTTTCATGTCTATTATGATCTTTACCATTTTTAAATAAGTCATCATCATTAGATGACAATAATGATGTGTCAACATTTGGATATGTTTTATTAATGTCTGTTATTGTTCTTCTCATATTACATGGATGTTGGAAATTCATTTCTCTTGGATCTTCCATTGTGATAAATTTTAATTTTGATGTAATATTTTTTGGTGTAATATTTTTTGGTGTAATATTTTTTGGTGTAATATTTTTTGGTGTAATATCTTTCAGATTATCTGAATTAATTGTTTCATATATGATTGATGCTGTTTGGATTGCTCTGTCAAGAGGACTTGTTATAATTATTTCCAAATCTTTAATGATTTCATCTTTAACAAATTTATTGGCTAGTTCCAAGGCTTGATTTTTTCCTTTGGATGTCAATGATGAATAAATGTATTCTTTTTTGAAATAAGCATCTTCACCAATTTCTCTATATCCTACATTATGTTGTGCTTCACCATGTCTGACTAATATGATAGTCTTGTCTGTATTAATTTTAGATTCTGTCATTAAATAATAATAAGCAATTATATTTAATTTATATTGCTGACGACTTCAATATGGATATGAAGATATCAATAATGACATATTGAATGAGAGAAACTTAAATGATTATTGATTAAATTAGTAATGAATGAATAATATAGACATATAATCATATATGACTACTCCGGCTATAACTTATGTTTCACATGAGGATATATATAAATTATTTACAACATCACATTTGGCAGAAATTGAATTAATGGACAAATCAGTTTTAATGAAAGATGAAGAGACAAAACAAAACCCTCAATTGGGAAATATGGAAGATGAATTACAAACACAAGGATTCCAGACAACAAATGGATTCGAGACGCCACAAAAAACCGAACAAGCTCAAACAGTTACTATTAATGAAACTAAAGAGAATAGAGGTCCGGGAAAACGTGTAGTAAAAACACCAAGCAAACTGAAAGATCCGTCAATGATTTGGAAAAATTACACACCAAAAATAATTAAAGGAATTTCCACTCCAGATCAAAAACAGATTACTGAAGATTTTGCAATCGATGATGAGGAATTAATGAAATATTTTTCTGATTATGAAACAGATCCAGATTATGTTGAGGCGATTAGTGATACTGTTGTTGGGAAATATATGGAATATCATCTTGCATTAAATATGAAATGTCCGGAATGTGAAGGTGATTTGAAATGTTATTACAGCAATTATATGCCAATTATTGATATGGTTTGTATATCCAAAAATCATGATCCAAAATATCCAAAATATTTCCAAGTCAAAACAAAAATCGGCAATTCAATATATTTTGGAAACTTTAAAATATCAGAAAAAATATATGATTATGTATTTGTGGGTTCAAAAAGATATGGATACAATTCACATTGTGTAAAAGCATCTGCCAATGATGATGCAAAAAGAGTCGTCATTGGATATATATGTATTACAGTAGAACAAGGTAAGGGAGATAATGAAAATATTTACACAATTGCAAATGCATATGCATTATTACCAGATTTATCCAAAAAAGACGATTATGAATATTATAAGTATGACACATGTGTAAATAGTAAAAAGTGTGGATTATTTCATGGCAAAGACTTTATTGTATGTGAACCAAAACTTGTCGAAAAGAGAACAATCAAAGGTCTGCCACCTATTAATACTACAAATATGTATAATGTAATAGAAATATCTGCCATAAATCCTAAAAGATCTGATGCAGTCAGAAGAACATTAAGTTATGGAAACCAACCAGATACAAGTCAGTCTGTCCAAAAAAAAATAAAATATATATCGAACAAATTGAATTATCTATTACTAAAAAAATTGAATTATTAGATATTATGGTGATCCAATATGCAAAACCATCTATTAATGCCGTTTGTGTCTATTGCTTTAGACAAAATGACCTCTACTAAGACCTCAACTCCCCTCTCTGTTATCTCTTCTGGTGATGGTTGGGGTGATGATGAAATCAAAGAAGAACCCAAAACCCAGGCAAAACAACCTAGTTTGACTGTCGAAACATCTGATGGAAATATCTTTGTAATTGCTTTGTCTCTCATCACAACATGGTTATGCAAGATTAAGTGTCATTCAACATCCACAAAATCCACAACTAGTGAGTCAGCCTCTCTTGACACTGAAGAAGAAGAAAATTTCCCTCCTTTCATCATCCTCCTTCAGGAAGCGGAAGCATTAAAGGTTTCATCAAAAGTGAGTATTCCTTTTAATGGTCCCGCTTTTGAGGTGATCAGAGGTCTTCTCGATGGAAAAATCATCTATAAGGATGGTTTTCTTAGAAAGTTGATTCAAAACGAAGAAGAGGGTTTCCATTATTGGTGCATTATGAGTGAGTTTTTGAATTCATCATCACTCAAATTTGTTGTGAGTCTTGAAGGAAAGTCTTTCCCATCCTCAATTAGTCCTGATCATTTGATTGAGTATGTCTTTCCAAAAGACTTTTTCAAAGGAAACCATAAACGCCTTGTTGAACATATGACTACAAAAGAAGTTAGTGATCCAACTGAAGATGAAGAACTTGAGAAAATCCGTAAAAAACACATGGTGGAACTGAATAAGTCTGTTCAACATCTCTTTAAAGGATGTAGGCGATTCATGAAAGACTATCTCCGCACCTATTTTAGAGACAGGAAAAGAGAGATGATCAACAAACCAGACTATAAGAAGTTTCTCAACCATCTCTATCGTGCCTCTTTCAAGGTCGAGAAAGCTTAAGTTCTTGACCTTTAATCTTGTTTTGTATTTTTTTGTTTTGTATTTTTTGTTTATGTAAATAATAATATCCATATATATAACAAAGTAATTAATATATTCCAAATGGGTTTAATTAAAAATCTTATTAAGTTTGGCTTTATGATGGTACTGATGTTGACAGTCATATTTAATACACAAGTCATCAATAATAATAAACATATCAGACCACAAACTATACAGACTCCCCATAATACTGACAATTATGCATCAAAAGTTTCATTAGATAAAAACATTTTAGACATAATTAAAAAACATATGAAAGATAAGAGCACTAATAATAATATAAATACAGATATGATTATTGACGAATCTGATGGTAATGAATATTCGGAATATTCGGAATATTCAATTGATATGGACAGTATATTTGAGCCAAATCCAGTTTTAGAACAATCCGGCAATATGTATATCGACACTAATGAAGATAATAATGAAGGTAATATTGATGAACCAATGACAATGAATAGTAAATATGAAGATAATGATATTGAAATGGATGTATATCAATTAGATGATAAAGGAAATATTATGACAGCAAATATTGAGGATATTGATCCAAATATAGAGATGACAGATATATTAGACATAAATAATGCATATGGACAGATTTTAAAACAAGATCAAGAGACAATCGATAAATTGACTCATGAAATAACTAAGTTAAGTGAGGAAATAAGTCATAAAATAAATACAAAACCAAATGTGAAAAATGAAGAGAATGATATTAAGACTAAATCATTATGGACATATGTTTTCAAGACATATTGATTGAATATTTTATTTATAACTATTTATTAAATAAAATAACTATTTAGAAATTAGGATTGAATGGTTTGAGATATTTCTCATAACCAGCAGGAATTGGTTTACCACCTTTTTGCATTTCAGTAAGTCTCATTCTGATTTTTTCGTGATATTTTTTGGCTTTGTGTAAATATAATTGTTCGTCTTGAGAGAGTTGGACAGTATTTACATTAGTATTTGCATTAGTATTGACAACAGAACTACCAATATTTTGATTAGTGCTCATTAATATATACTATATCGATTATATTTTATTATTCAAAAATATAATCTATCTTTTACTATATTAATAGCAATTATATTGTATGGATTCTAAAACTATTGATAAACCTATTAATGAAAAATCTTATACTGAATATTTTGATTTGTATAAAAAGTCAATAATCTCACAAAGCTTTCTCATATCAATCTTGATACTTTTATATTCAGCACTTTGCAATTCATTTGATGCAATTTATTATTGGATGATGACAATATCACTTATTGTAATGTCATTGTATTCTATTATGTTTGGTGTATACATTCATAAATTGTTAAATACTTGCGAAAATAGTTATGCATCATTATCATCATCCTGTTATAAATTTGCAATCCAAAATTACAAGTTATTACGTGAATATAAAGAATTCATTGATTACAATAATGTTAAATCAAATGAAATAATATCATATCAAGATATTAAAGAATGTGTTCTAAGAATCTTTAAATATCTCAAACTGACTTACCAATTATCACTTATCAAAACTGATGACACCATTGAACTAAGACAAGATACATTATATATAAACATTTCTACCGAACCTATCACAAACAAACGGAATAGAAAAATAGAATCAATATTAAATAGTATTCCAAATGAATACAAATCTGAATTATTTAATACATGGTCCATAATAAATAAAGATAAGTCACTTCATCTCATAATGATGACACCATGTAAATGGATTATTTATGAATACAGAAACTTGTTCAGACACTTTTATAAATCTGATCTGACTAAAGACATATACACTAAGTTTAATACTGAATATGCACAAATCGAAAATATGGTATATAAATTATGTAATAAAATTTACAGCATTAATTCAATCAGTAATGATGTCAATATACCTAAAACATTTATTACTGTATTCAATCTTGTAACAGATTTGTTAATCTTTTTGGTTAATAATTTCGTTGCAATATGTATATTGATATGTTTTAATACAACTAATAAAATTTTATTTACATTACTTATGATAATATTCACACATTTCATTGTCATGACATTGATTAATATGGTAAATAATTTATGTTCTCAATTATCGTTCAATAATAATATCAGCAATATTAATAATGATAAAATAGACAATATATTTGATGAAATGCATTCTTTAATGATAATTGGCAAACATCAATTTTACTAATTAGACTAATTGCAATATCAATATATACATTACTACCAATGGTGGAATTAATATCAGTATTGAATGTTTAATATTGATTAATGATTTATTTACTGAACTATTTTTCATTAAATCAGAATAAATCTTCTTTATTTCTTCAAATGGTTGATTCTGTATTATTATGTCTGATGCTATTTCTTTCTGTCTAATTGTATTATTTTCAAAATCAAGTAATACAATATTTATATCAGCATTTATAGATTTCGCAATATTTGCATTATCTTGTGTGACATATACAAAGTCATTTTTTGACAATAAATATTTTATTTTATCATTGTCATTGCCATTAATTATTTCAATATCAGATGGAATAAATTGGGAAGAATTGTCAGAACAAATATGTATTTTTATGTCAAAAATATTTATCAATAGATATCCTAAAATCATTTCAAATATTGATGTGTAATTAAATAAAACTACATGTTTTCCAGATTTATAATAATCATAATTTGAAGTATCGCCAATTATTCTCCATCCCAAAACATATTTCACAAAAAATAATGACAAATATCTTATTATTCCTTTCATCATTTATTATAATTAATAATGATAATTAATATTATAATATTTCATATATATCATTGTGACCATTCCAAAAATAATATATCCATTCATATTGAATAACAATAATATATGATATATCATACCAACCAATATATTTGTCTGATCACTTTCCTTTCTTATCATTTGTCTTATGTTTCCTATTAAATACATTATCAATGTCAAATAATTATTATTAGCAATCATCATCAAACTGTTATAAATCAACATACAATATGGCAATATCTTATTGTCAATTCCTTCCAAATATCCCATTCTATTATTCTCTTGATTAGTATCTTGATTTATATCATAATATGACTTTGATAAGATATGTTTATAAAAAAGTAGACCATATATTACAAAATATATCATTGTTGTGAATAAATAACTATTGAATAATATCATTAGTATTGTGTTTAATACCAACAGTAAATATTGTCCAATAATTGACATCACATAATGTATAATCATTTGACTTTTCGGAATATTCACTCTGATACTTTTGATTTTTTGGATGTCATTCTCAATATCCTTTTTAGTTTGTTCTACTTGTTGATCATTGTATTTTTTTTGTTTATTAAATTGGGTAATTTTCTGATTGATAGAGACATGATTATTAAATTCATTCATTTCATCTTCAGAAATAATCCCTCTTTTAAATTTCCTTTCCATTAATCGTTTAATCTTTCTTGTATTCTGTTTTGGCATTTGTCATATATATATGTTTTGTTTATTTAAGTAATAAGACTTAAAGAAATAATAATTTCAAAAAATTATCAGATGAGCTTAACAAATTCGAATCAGGAAATCCAAGCAAACAGATACAGATTGAGTAGTTTAGACAGAATAATAGACAATCATAGAAGATTTATGAAAGATCTAATTAAAGAATTTGGATTTATGGACATGTCGAGATCTTTAGACTTTAGAAATAGTGATGCTAATGATAGTATTGAAGACAGATTTGGATTTATGGAGAATAATGGAAAATATATTTACAGAATAACAATACCAAGAGATATGTTAGAAAATACCAAAATTAAAGAGAAAAACGGAATTATTAATATTTCTGCAAAAAAACAAGTAATTAATGAAGATGAATCAAAAATGTCTAAAAGTATTTCATCTAATTCAATTACACAAAACATATCTCTACCTAGAGATGCTATCAAAAATACTCTAATGGCAAAATATTATGATGGAGGGACAAATGATAAACCCGGATATATTGAATTATCTGTTGATAAGAATCTTAATTATCAAAAAGAATTAACTGAACGAGAAATCACTATTTCTTGACAAAATAATCAAAATTCCATAACAATATTGTGACAAGTAATTGATATGTTCCAAATCCGAAAAATCTGCCAACTTCCATAACTCCTTCTAATTCATCATCTTCAATTAATGATTTTGGACATAAACAATTGATATGTTCTAAACTTTCAGATTTTCTATTCATTTCTATGATATCTAAATATCTTTCCTCACAACTAATATGTGCAAGACCCATAAATAGTGATATTGCCATTAATATCAATAACCATGTATATTTTTCACCTAATGATACATAAATAAAATATAAACTAATCAAGACTGACAATATATCAGAGAAATGATCAAAATAATCACCAAATTGGGTATCTAAACCATATTTTCTAGATAGATGACCATCTAAACAGTCACCGAAATAAGAAACGATATAACATATTGCAGACATTTTGTAGTCACCATTTTGGAAGAAATAAAGGAATCCTACAATAATCAAGATGAATCTAGTTAGTGTGACAATATTAGGGGTTATTCCTAATGAATATAATGTTGGAGATATTTTGTCACTTAGATCATAAAATAAGTCAGATAATGGATCTTCTAATGATCCATGTATTTTGCCACTTAATAATGATTCTTTATAAACTTTTTTATTTATTTCATGGTGAGTTTCTTCTTCCATTATATTTATTCATAATTAATAAATATAATTTATTATTTCACATCACTTAAAAATAATATTTGATGTAATTGGTTTGGCTTCAAAATCATCTAATCTAAAGAATCTTTGTTTTGGTGTAGTTTGTGTCTGCAATATTGGAATTTGTATTTGTATTGGATTAGTTAAATCAATATATTTGTTTTCTGATTCTGATAAATAATAAACAATCCCAACCAATACTAATATCAATGTTCCTGGTCCAAACCATCTAAATATTCCAATATTCTTATCACATTGTTCCTTTGAGGGAGTTATTCTATCTATTATACTCAATGAATCTGATTTATCATTCGTATCTCTACTTGATTCTTGACATCCTATATATATCAATGTCAATGCCAACATTGCTAATAATATGACCAATGCTACTGGATAATTTGTAATATTGTATTTAGTGTACAATATATATGCCGTTACACCACCTACAACAAAATCCTTAATGTGATCATAATAATCACCAATGACTGATGTCATTTTGTATTTTCTGGCATAATATCCATCTACATTGTCAAATAAATATGCTATAATGAAATATATTGCAAATGGTAATATCTCTCTATTATACAAATGATACAACGCCGCACCATTTAATATAGTTGAAATAGTTGTTATTCCATTTGGAGTGTAATTTAGTTTATGTAAGTATGGTGAGATAACTTCTGCTATATTTAACATAACATTGTCCACAGGATTTTCATGATTTTCAATTATTTTACGGCCATCAGTATTAGTATTCATACTTATATTAAGTCTTACTAATTATATACAAAATAAACTAAATTAATTCTCTCATAAATTATTTATTAGTTATGTCATCATTAATAATATGATTCATCTTTTTGAGTTTGTATAACTTATACAGATGATATATGTTTTTTGGTTTTCCAAATTTTGCCGAAAAATGCTTCATAACTTTGACTTTACCAAAAGAATATTCTGAATAGCTTTTCTTCATAAAAAGTTTCGATAATTTGTCATTATTTATTGTATTATTTTTGATCTCATTATTTTTGATCTCGACAGAAATATCATTTAGCTGTATTTGATCAGGTTTATGATCAGGTTTATGATCAGGTTTATGATCAGGTTTATGATCAGGTTTATGATCAGGTTTATGATCGTCAAATTTCATATCAACATCTTTAACATCAGGTTTATTATTAAGTTTAATGGACAAACATTTTTGACATGTTAAATAGTGGAAATTTAATTTGAATTCACTTTTTAATATTTCAATTGATTTCTCATAAATAGATTTTCTAATTGCGAGTTTTTCACTTGATTTTATTTCAGACATTTTTGATTTTATCCAAGTCATTGGATAATGATCATTAGGAAATTTGCTAAAAATATGTGCATAATAATCCGCTTCATTTGAATAATTGAATCTTCGTTTGAAGATTGTTGAAATATGTGACTCTAAAACTGAATATACATTACTACTATTTGATATAGATGTTTCATCAATTAATTCATATTTTTGTTCATTATTGCTATTCATTATCTTCTCATGATAACTATGGGCATTCTGTTTGAACTCATAAATATTTTTCTCATATCTATTGGTCTTCTCATCTGTTATGTGATTATTAATTGGATTATTTGTGTCGTTTGGATCATATATATATTTCTTCTCAGTCTCATATTTTATCATTTTCATTAAATCATTAATATATATACGCAATTTGGCAGGTTCCATCATATATCCTAATATTTTGTAACATCCTTCATTTGTCGTTTCAATTACTTCATTTTTATATTTATTTAATATTTCGGTATTTATCTGTTGGTTATTGATTTTATGTCCACATTTTCTTGTAATGATAGATAGAAGAGATGTGGCTAACATATATATATCGATCATGAATGAATCTATTTCAGGATTTGAATAGAATTCTGTAGCAAATATTTTGTATTTAGTATTATTCAAGTCTATAAAATGTGATATATTATAATCGCAGATCTTGTATGTATATTCACCATTATCTTCTTTTTTAAACAGAATATTAGGTGGTTTAATATCAGAATGGACTAAACCATGCATATGTAAATGTTTAATGCCATTCAAACACTGTTCCAATAATTTATAAAATGATTTTGTATTAAACTGACTAACATAATCCTTATTATATAATGATCCATCTAGTTGATCTCCTGACATAAAAATACCTAATTTATCATCATACATGATTTTATCATATCTAAATAGATTTGGATGTGTGGCTATTGAATTAACCATTAGTTCATTAAAAATAGCAGAAGAGAAATAATCGTCATTTTCAAAATGTTTTTTCCTAAATACATATCTATTTGCATACACTTTAACAACTTTGTTATTAGAAATTGAATATACATAAGAATATGTCCCTTCGCCAACAATATCAATATATTTGGCTGGAATATGCAAATAATCAGACAAGAGTGATCTTAAATAATATTGGCAAATGTTGCAATCATCATTATCTTCATCTTTACGTTGTTTAATTGATTTTGTTTTTGTCATGATTTATTGTATTATTGTATTATTAAATTGAATTAATATTATTTATATTAACTCAATATCAATCATATATCATAAATAAATATTTCAACTTTTATCCTTTTCCTCCTTGATTTCTGCACATTTGACATTTTGATTATGACTGTCATTAATATCAAGATCATAATTATTAAGTTTGCAAATATATGTTTTGAGAGAATCAATAAATCCCTTATTTGGCTCTGCAATGGATCTTTGATTTTTTACAGAATCAAGAACACTGTTTATAGTATTATCTATTTCTTCATACTTAATCTTCTCTTTTTGATTTAATTTGTAAATCTTGTATGCTAACAATAATGTGACTGATCTACTTGCCCCACGTTGACAATGTATCATTATTTTGTTATTTCTATTTTGAAGTGCCTCGTCAATAAATTTATTCGATTCATCAAAATATTTCCCAATATCAACCCATGGATCATCATTAATGTGTATTACTTTGTATGAAAAATCATCTGGAAATATTTCATATGCACCATTTAATACTGTTAGTATATGTGTGATCCCTTGTTCTTTCATTGCTTTCTTATTTGAAGCAGAGGCTAAATCACCAACATATATGTTCTCTGTTATTTCACTTGCCGAAAATGTCGTGTTATAATATCCTTGCATCTTGCATCTAATCCAACCTGCACAATACATAATGTTCTCATTCACTTTTTCTGGCAAAAAAGATCTAATTATTGACATATTTCTATTATTATACTAATATATGAATCTAATTTATAATTTATTGCTTTATAACTTATTACTACCAAATTATTGCCAAATTATTGCCAAATTATATTTAGCCAAATTATATTTAATTGACAATTCAATATTTTTAGACAAAATATTGGAGAATTATAGTGTAAATATTTGATAGTGTAAATAGAGTTATAGGAAATAATTGTGTATATTATCATATATGAGTATTGATAGTGATAGTGATATTGGTTTTGTAAAAACTGGTGGGATAATCCCTAATCCTGATAGTCAAAATAATAATAAAAATTTTTCATACAAAACTGCTTTGAAAGATTTACAAATCTATTATGACAAAGTATTAGGTAAAGGATCATTCTCCAAAGTATTCCCAGGAAAATATAAAAATAATCTCGTTGCCATCAAAATAATCTCTACCAAAGATCTTGAACCAAAAGTATCTAAACAACTTGAACGTGAATTAGATGTTATTAATTTGTTACAATCCGAACCACATAATAATATTGTCACTTATTACAAAATCGTCCAAACTAATGATAAAATGATTATTGTTATGGAATTATGTGCAGGTGGTGAACTTAGTAAACACATCAAACAAGGATTAGATGTATCAACCATTAAAAGTTATTTCAAACAAATAGTCAATGGTTATAAACATTTACTCGAATTGAATATTATTCATCGTGATATTAAATCTGCTAATATTCTTGTCTCACAAGATTCCAAAACTGTTAAGTTTATTGATTTCGGTTTGTCTAAAATTATTACATCCGATTTAAATAAAACAGTATGTGGTAGTCCCTTATATATGGCACCTGAACTGTTAGAACATAAACATTATGATAAAAAATCTGATATATGGTCTTTAGGTATATTACTTTATGAGATGGTATATGGATTTACCCCATTTCATGAATGCAAAGTAATCAAAACATTGAAAGAATCAGTCAAATCCAAAAAGATAATCTTTCCTAAAAAATCTCATTCTGACTTATTTATTGTTCCTGATAAATTAATCGATCTCCTAAAACAACTCTTAGAAACTGACCCTTCTAAACGGCTCGATTGGAATGATATCCTTCTCTCGTCCTGGTTCACTGACAACGATGACGATGATGACAATATTAATGATATCAAAGATCTTGCAATAAATTATAATTCCAATAATAAATCTGTCCCTAAATCTATCCCAATATCTATTCCTTCAAATAATAATAATAATCGTAATAAACACAAACATTCTCATACTTATGATTATGATTATTCACATCATGATGCTAAAATCGATCCATTTGATGATGATTCATTTACTCCCTCTGATTTACATGATTCATGTAATGAATCATCTATTAGTAATTCGACATTAACAATGACTTCAAAACCTATCCCTATTATGAATAATAAAACTAATAGATCCAGAAGATCTACATCAATTGATACATTCAGTTCTAGTCCTTATAGTTATAATAGTGTTGAACGTGGTAGTTTCAAAAATCCGTCAAAATATTTAGAACATATTGAACAAATCCCTAAAATGAGTCAAATAATTAAAAATGAATCATTCAAAGAGTATAAACATAAAGATTGTGCAGATCTGAAAATTGATGATATCTCATTTATTAAAAATAGTTGTAATGACGAAAAATGCTTAAATACTCTTGCCACTGATTCCGGTCTTATTGATATTACTGATGTTGATGAAATAATCATGACCAATAAGTCTACTAAATCACAATCATCAAATATTCATACTGTTGCTTATGAATATATAAGTCGTGGGTCCTCGATTATTGGATCATATTTATATTCTAAATCAGCTCCAGTAGCTTCAATAGCCACATCCATGTTCTCTGGATTAGGCAAATTAGTCAAAAAAAACTTTTAATACTCATTCACTTACAGAATTTTCTGAAAAATGTTTGAACTATTGGAAATATTGAAGATATTATATTATATGATAAACACTTATCATATAATCTATAATAATTAGGACATAATTACTAAAAATGAATAGATTATCAAGTAAGTATGACAAAATAGATTATGTATTCCATATATCTGATGTTCACATTAGAAAACGATCAAGGCATAATGAATATATGACAATCTTTAAAAAATTTGTTGAGATTGTATCAAAAGAATGTCAAAAATCAAATTGTGTTATTGTGATTACTGGTGATACTATGCATGATAAATCTGAACTTGTCCCTGAATCTGTAAATTTATTAAATCAATTCCTTGTTATGTTGTCTGATATTACTGAAATTATCTTAATTATCGGCAATCATGATGTTAATATCTTTAATAAAGGATCTATGGACTGTCTTACACCTATTATCTCTAATATCAAAACCAAAAATACAATACATCTCTTGACTGATAACAAAGTATATCAATACGGAAATACAAATATATTATTCGGTGTGACTACTTTATGGTCTACTCAAGTCACTAAAATTGATATTGTTGATGCTGATAATTTTGTCAAAATAGGGCTTTATCATGGAACTATTCATGGATGCACACTTGATAATGGAACGATTGCCAGACCTAATATTAATGCAATTTATAATGACAAAACAACTCAATATGCAAGTAATACAAATAATTCATATTTTAATATGACAGACTTTGAACATTATGATATTGTAATGTTAGGTGATGTCCATAAACATCAATTTTTAAATAAAAATAAAACTATGGCTTAT